CCGCCTTTTCCACCCAGTCCTTGTCGTAGCCGTCGGTGATGATGCGGCTGCGCAATTCGCCCTCATGCACGCGCTCCACTTGGAACACGATTTCATTTTCCGTCGTCAGCTCCGGCGGGATGAAGACTTCATCCCACGGCTTGAGCGCCGCAATCTCCGGCTGGTTTTTAGCCAGGTAGGCAATCGGCACCGTGCCCGTGCCCGTGTCCCGCAAATCCTGCACCGCCTTGCGCACCGTGGAAATTTTCACGTCCGGCACCGCGTCCTGCATATCCGCCGGCACTTCGTTCTTCACATAGCGGTCATACCATTGCGACAGGAATTCAATCGCCGCGTCCTCCTGCATCGGGTCGGCGATCATCGTCGGCAGTTGCGCGAGCTGCACCAACTGCGGGTCAATCGCCGGGCCGGGGTCTTGCCCCTGATCTTGCGCCTGCTGCTGCTGGCTTTGCTGCTGCTGCACCTCCTGCGCCGCCTGCTGGATTTCCGCCAGCGTGATGGTCTTCTTCTTCATCCCAATCTCCCGCCGCCAGCGCGGGGCCAGCACCATCCAGCCGTAGTGCTCCTCGTATTGCGCGGACAGCTCCACCTCCCGCGTCAGGTCGTAAAACATCAGCCGGAAAATCAGCCATTCGAGCAGCGCAATCGCATAGTTGCCGTCGTCCGTCTCGCTGCTGCCCGGCTGCATTCGCGCGTGCCAGAACGCCGTGGCCTTCATCGCCGCGCGTTCCGCAATGATGTCATCCACCACGAACGGCCGCATATCACTTGCGCCGTCAAAGGGGATGGCCGCGCCGTCCTTCTTGCCGGGGATGTCATGCTTGCGGCCGTCCACAAACTGATTCGGCCAGCGGCAGAACCGGGTGTTGTCCAGCCACGCGAGTCCGCCCGCTACGACGGGGCCGCAGCGTTGGAACATATTGGAAAGCTCCGGCACGTTTGGTTTGCCGGAGTCGAGCAGATAGGAAGCATTCATGGTGTGCGATTGTCTCCCAACGCCCGCACACCGGGGACTGGCCGTAATAGCGCCAGCAGCTCGCGGGTCAGATACTTCGGCCTGACCTCGCCCGCCAGACGATGCACCACCTGCGGATTGGCGTCAACCACCTTTCGGAAAGTTTCCTTGTCCGCGATGCCTAAAACTTCGCGGGCAATCTTCCCGTTCACCCGCGCCGGCAGTGCCTCGGTGTTCATTTCTTTCTCTCCTTCAAATCATCCACGAGCCAATCCAGGTCGTGAATCGCCCACGCCAGCTCGTGCTGCCGCGCTTGCTGTTCGCCCGCGAGAATACAATTGCGCTGCTGGTCCGCTTCGGCCAGCCGGGTTTCCAGCCCCGTGTGCCGCGCCACCAGCTTGCGCCGCAGCCGCTTTAGAATTTTAATTTCAGCGTCCATTTGATTTCCTTTCGGCGTCGTCCAGTTCCCGGCGGCAGCGTTGCAGTTGCCACCACCACATTTCTTCCGGCTGCTTCAACGCGGCGAGCACGCCACCATCAAACGCCCGCTCAATGGTCAGCCGCTTCCGGCCACTCTTGCGTTGCACTATGATGATGATGGTTTCATTCATTCGGTGTTGGTGGTTAAATGTTGAATGTTCCCATTAGTAAGCCGCCCCGCCGCCATAACTCCCCAACGCGCCCGGCGGTAGATGGCCAATGTCCATTTTCGCCAGCCCCTTGAGGCAATCAATCGGGTCTTTGCTGGCACCCTTCAACCCGTCCACGCCCGTCCACGTCCGCAAGCTCCAGATTAAATTTTCACACTTGCGACTGACGTAAAACTTCGGACAGTTCAACGGCGTCACCGGCTCCGCCGGATTCCACCCGGCCGTCAGCCAGTTGTTCACCCATTGCTTGCCCTCCTCGATGCCGCAGTCCGCGCCCGCCATCACGTCCCAGCCCGGCACCGTTATCTTGCCGTCCGTGTCGCGGATGGGGTCTTGCAGATAGTCAATGTAAGTCCGCGCCTCCTCATCGCTCGGCACACTTGTTCCCGCCGGGCGCGGGTCTAACCGCCGGTCGCGCACGTCCCAGGTGCCGTTGGCTTCGATCTCGCGCACCAGGCGCTTGTAATCGTTGAAAGATTTCCCGTGCCCCATTGTCTGCCCGCTGCCGGCCTTACCATCAGGCTTGCTACCGGGCACCGCCCACTCGCCCATGCTCTCCACGTCCGGCCATTCGCGGATCACCCACTTGGTGCCGTTCCGGTCAACGCCCACCCACAGCATGAACCAGTTGCGGTCGCCGTGCGGGTCGCTCCAGTGGTAAATCGTCAGCTCGTCCAGCGGCGGGATTCGATCCGGCTCGACAATGTGCCACTCGCCAAAATTCGGGAACGCCTTGCGCGCCAGCTTCGTCGGCCAGCCCCACAGCCTTTCCAGCGCAAAATCCGCCGGCTTGCCCTGCACACTCTCGGCAATCGCCTCGACGTTCGTGTAAGGGTTGAACATCGTCGGGAAGCACAGGCCGTAGCGCCGCCCGTTGCCGCCGCCGCTCTGCACCACCAGCGGCACATGGCCGGGCGGACAACCCTTCACCAGCTCGCGGTCTTTCGGCATCAGCCATTCACCCCAAGTCCAGGTGCGGTGCCACCAGTCCCAAACCACCTTGCGCGCCGGGATGACTTCCAGAATCACCGCGCCCTCGATGTATTGCCCCACCGTCTCCGTGTAGCCGCCGACCGGCGTAAAGCCGCCCAGCATCACGCCGCCCTTTTTGTGGACGCGAAAGCGCGCCGTCTCCAGCAGCTCCGCCGGGGCTTCCTCGTCCCACGTCAACACGTCGCACTCGCCGCCCTCGACTGATTTCTTGTCCTGTTCGTAAGCCTTGTAAGTCGGCAGCAGGCACGCGCTCCGGTTGGGCAGGATGAAAACATTTTCCGAAAAGCCCGTCGCCTCCTTGTAGGAAATCTTGATGGTCGTCCCCTGCGATTTTAATTTCCGCAGTTCCGGCCTCATGTATTTGTAGAGCGCCCGCTGGATATAGCGGATGCTCGTCATTTCGTTCTGGCTGAAACACCGCGCCTCACTGCCCGGCTGCGTCTCCAAAACCTCCATCGCAATTTTTCCCTGCACCTCGGTCTTGCCCGACCCGTTGCCGCCCAGCAGCACGATGTCGTTGCACGGCTTGCCCATCTTCCAATCCTTCGGCGCGACACTCACGCCGAAAGTTCCCGGCGAATAGGTGCCGGCCAACAGCGCGCGGAGCAGGCGCATCGGCGGCTGTTCCCAGCCGTAGGTCAGCGGGTCGTGCCGCTCTTCGGCAATTGCCCGCTCGCGTCGGGCGTGAAACTCATGCAACCATGACGCGCCTTTCTGCGCGCCCATTTCGCGCAGCCACGCATCCGACGGGATTGGCACCGTGGGGTGAACTGTCCACACCCACGGGCCAACCTTCATGGTCGCTTCGCTCATCATTGATGGCGACGCGTGCCTGGTGACAACGGTTCAGCAATAGATGTTGGCGGCATCGCCATCGGCGCTGGCACTTCCGGGTAACTCTTATTAAGCGCCTTGGCTTGATACTCCGCTTCCACCTTTTCGGGGTCGGCAAGATAGCGCCCCAATTCCGATACCAACTTTAAGCGGTCATCAAAGACTACCTGCTGGCACCCCAGCCCGCAGATATAACCATTCAGCGCGGGCGTAATGGTGATTTGCCGAGTCATACCGCCTCCGTCGGATCAGGGTTGATGCCGCCCGTAGCCCCGAACGCTGGCACCTTAGCCGCCGCGATGTCGTCCGCGTGCAGGACTTCCTTCAAGTCCGGCATCGGGTCATTGGCGCTCGTGATGGCAATTTTTCCATTGCAATCATTGTTGCCCGCCACCGCGTCATACAAGATGCCCGCCACTGCCGGCCGCCACTGGTTGCCCAGCAGCACCACCTTGTCACCATTTTTCGCTGGCCGTCCATTTTTGTAGTGCATACTTACTCTTTCGTTTTGGTTCCGGCACTTTCAACCGCAGCCGGTTTCTCGGTTTGCTTCTTCGGCAAATTCGTTGCGCACTCTTCGATGGCCGCCAGCCATTCCAGCGCGGCCTTCGCCGTGTGGTTGCGCTGCCAGCAGAGCAAGTCCACGCACGCCATGGATTCCTGTTCGTCCAGCGGCACGCCCAGCGCGTGATACTCGCTCGCCCGCCCCATCACCCAGGCGTGAACGGGACGCGGTTGCCGGAACGCATAGGCCGTCACCACCAGCGTCTGCGCGTGCGTCAGCGGGATGTCCCGCCCAAACATCGCCACTTCGCCCGTCGGCACCTTGCCGTAGCGGTCGCGGTTTTCCTCCTGCCGGCGTGACCATTCCGCCAGCACGGCAACCTTGTGTTCGCGCAGCGCCGCCAGCAGCTCGTCGGGCACCTTTACCCCGCGCACCCGCGCCTTCCCATCCTCGACCACGAGCGTCGCCCCCGCCTGGTGCAGGGCATCAATGATTGCTCCCGCCGCTGGTTGTTCGGCGTTGAATGTTGAATGTTGAATGTTTTCCATTTTCAAATCTCCTCATCCATTTCCACGACGTTCTTCTTCGCGTAGCACACCGGCACGCGCCGCTTGTCCGCGAGCTTCCACGGGCTGACTTCCAGAAATTGCAGGCTATCGAAATGAAACCACAACCACCGCGCCGGACAGTCGCCGTCCCCGCCGCGCTGCGCGTCCACGATGAAGTAGGCGTCATGCAAGACCACCAGCCGTAGAAATTCCTCCTTCTGCTCCGGCGGGATTTTGTCGAGGATGTCCAGCATCGCGTTCCAACTGTCCTTGAACACCTGCGGCGCGTTGGCTTCCGGCGCGCCGCCCAGCAGCCGCTTCCACGGCGGCATCGGCGGCATCGGGTCGCGTCCGGCATTTTCCTCAATCCATTTGTCGGTGCAGGCTTGGATGATTTCTTCCAGCGCATCCTGCTTGGCCCGGTTGCGCCACACCACGATGACGTTGAATGCGAGATTGGAAATGTAGCTGCTGCCCATCACGTCATAGCGGCGCGGGATGATGGCTTCGCCCTTGCGGTCGTTCGGCTTCTTGCTGTGCGCCACCAGGTGAACGTGGACATTGTTCGCCTGCGCAAACAGAATCAGCCGATCCACGAAGCCCCGTTGCGCGTTCCAAATCTCCTGCCCCTCGCCGTCCAGCCCGCTGAAGCGCATCAGCGAATCCAGCACGAACTGCCGCACGCCGAACCGCTGGTAGGCATAGAGCATCACTTGCAACACGTCCTCGATGTCCGCATTGCCGACCGCGTCATAGACCCAAATCTTTTGCGCGAGCGGACGCAGGCAGCGGTCGCGGAATTGGGCGCGTTCCTCCTTCGGGCAAACATCCCGCCGCGCCTGCGTCATGCGGATGAGCTTGCGGTAAGTCTCCGGCGCCTGCACTTCCAGCGAGCAGATCAGCGCGCGGTCGCCCTGCCAGCACAGGTCAATCATGCAGTGGTTCAGCACTTCGGACTTGCCGTGCTTGTTGTAACCCGTCCACACCGTCACCTCGCCATACCGGAAACGGAACGGCAGCGAACTGCCGAAATGATTTCCCCAGGGCAGCACCAGACCCAGTTGCTCCGTGCCTTCCGCGTGGAATTTTTCCCAGATGGCGTTTTCAAACTCGTAAATGCCCTTGAGCTTGTCCGGCTTGATCACCTCCGCATTGCTCACCGCCGCCGTGATGGTCAGGATGGACACGCCCGCCACCAGGCACTCGTTGATGTCTTTGTATCGCGTCATAGTTCCACCTCCACAATTTCCGGCATTTCCATCGTCCTTATCGGCGTCTCGTTTGTCCGGCAATGGCTGCCGTTCTCGTGCCGTTTCCGCTCCTTGAGGTTGCACGGCTCGCACAACAGCCGCAGCTTGTCCTGCTGCGCTTCCCGCTTGTAGCGCGCCAGCCGCGCCGAATAGCTCAAGTTGTTCGGGTTGTAATCGCGCCCGTGGATGTGGTCGAATTGCAGCTTGGCCGGGTCGCACTCCGGGCAGAGCGCACACTTGCCGCCGAGCTTTTCAATCAGTTCGTCGCGGATTTTTTGCGCGTAGATGGTGGTGCGGTGCGCCATTTTATTTCGCCTCCTCACGTTCCGGCAGGCGCACGATGTCTGTGCGCGCGATGCCCAACCGGGTGACAATTTCCACAACCTTCATCCGCCCCGCCGCGTCCTCGTCAAAGCTGATGTGAATTTTCTTGAACGCCTGCAACCACTCCCAGCAATGGTCAATCCAGCCCAGGTATTTTGCGCCGCCCGGCACGCTCACCGCCGCGTAGCCGTATTGCGCCCACGTCACCGCGTCAATTTCCCCCTCGCAAATCACCAGCTCGCCGCCGGCCTTGTGCGCCTCGCGCACGATGAAACTTTCCATCCCGAACAAAATGTTTTTGCCGCCCTTCGGCTCGCGCCACTCGACTTTTTTGCCTTCGGGACGCTCCACTTTCACCACCTTGCAGAACTCAAACAGCGCCCGCTCGCGGTTCGCCGGCCAGTAATGCGGCCGCCAC